CGAGTTTATAAACTCTTTCTTATCTTGATACCATCTTTTTTCTTCTCTCTCTATTTCTTTCTTCAATAACGCGCCTCTATGGTTATCATGAAATTCTTTCAAACTACACCATTGTGGATGCTTATCCGTCTTCACACCATAAATTTTCATATTGTTCTTATATCCTCTTCTCATCCATTCATAGATATGCGCATCAATATATTCCATAAGAGCATCCGCATATCCATACCACATCTCAACCACAGGATGATTACAAAATCCCATCTTGATCACTCGTTGTTTAGAACTAGAAGAGATTACAGGTTTCTTGTCATACGATTTGATCAATACAGATTTAGGATCATATTTATCACTAAGAATATATACAAAAGATTGTGATGTATACCATTTTTTGAGTTGCTTCACAAAAGTTTGAAAATCAGACTTTTGTTCTATACCAGATTCAAACGATAAAATATTAATATTATAGATTAGATTCAGAATTTGATAGGCCTCCACTCGTTGTTTTCCTAAACGTCTAGAGTCCAAAAGTTGCGCAGACTTTGTAAAATCACTATCGACCAAGAATGTGTTCACCATGTTCGTTTTAAAAAAATAATGATCTCACAAACAACTCACCCCTCATTCTAGAACATTCTATATCATTCTATATCATTCTATTCACACCATATTTCTTTTCCGACATTGTCGAAAATGTCAAGACAGATATCATAATCAACATTTGTTTTGACCCCACAAAATTCAAGTATTTTATCAATGTCTCCTTTACAAAGCTTCGGCGTCCCATGTCCACCCTTGATCTCTAACAATGAAACTCTATTCGAATCAATATTTTTCATCATCCTAGCATGTTTCACTGAGATAAGCTCATCATCTTCACTATGAACAATCAGAGTAGGAACATTCGATTTTTCTAACCATTTTTTAGTAGGTAAAGGATGAACGAATATATTTAAGAAAGATTGAACAGATTTGACCAGGAATGAACTCTTCTCTCCAAATGCCAATTCGTTCAAAGATGAAAAGGTAGAGAATAAGATCAATTTAGAACATTTCTTCTTGGAGGCCAGATAGGATGCGATAGATCCTCCCAATGATTCTCCCCAGATCACAAGATTATCTTTTTTGACTTTTGTTAAGGCCCAATCCAATACTTTTTCTCCATCAGAAAGAATACGATGAGTACGAGGTTCACCAACAGATCTCCCATATCCCGCATAATCAAATAAGATTAGGTTCTGCTTAAAAATTTTACATAATTTGATCATATAATTTCTATTCGATACATTTCCCGAATTCCCATGACAAAATAATATAGTAGGCTGATTCGGATCGAATATAAAATGTGCTACTGATATCCCATCAACAAACGTTTCCTCTGTAGGTTGATATTCAAATTCAACAATTTTCTTTGTAGGTTGGAATAATTTATTATAGTATACAGTATAAAATATTACTCCTAGATATAATAAAATTAATAAAATAATTTGAAACCAAACATACATTTTCAAAGCAAAAAAAATCAATTTCGACACGAATAATTTCATCTCACAATTCTATCGTTTATCATGACATCATATGTGATTGTAGCTTCTGGAATCATATATTCTAGAATTGTCAAATTAATTTTTCAAAGACATCATTTTCAAAATGGAAACACAGAAAACATCTCTCAACGCAATATCAATCTACGATTGGACATATCATGAAGACACAGATGATAATAAAACAATCCTTCTCGCATGGGGTCTCAATCAAAAATCTCAACCTTCTCTTGTAAGGATAGAAGATTTTTGGTTCTCATGTTATGTTGAACTCCCTGAAAGAATCCATGAACAAAAAGTAAGTGAACTATGTAAATGGATTCGTAAAGTTCTCGGTGAAGATGCTCCTAAATCAATCACCTTACACCAAAAGAAAAAGATCTATTACTTTAGAAATCAAAAAACATATCCTATGTTAAAATTAGAATTTTCTTCTCTTAATGCCCTTCGACATTGTGAAAAACTATTATCTAAATCGTGTAATACACCTATAGGTAAGACGTCATTTCCGATATATGAACACAAGATTTCTGCCATACGGAAACTCTTAACTGAAAGAAATCTTTTATATTCTGGATGGATCACTGGAAATTTTCAAGAAGTGGATTTTGATGAAAAAATCACTTCTTTACAAAATGAATATAGATGTTCATATAAACATTTGAGACAACCTCTATTAGAAGAACTCGATGTCAAAACTACTTATCCAACAATCTTTTCATTCGATATCGAATGTTATTCTTCCAATCCAAAGGCCATGCCAAATAAAACAAATGCTTCGGATGTTATATTCGCCATATCTTGTATCTACTCTAGAATGGGTGACAAGGACAGAAAACGTTACATTATCGCAATAGGTGAAGATCTTGTAGTTCAAAATGCCATACTCATCCAAGTAGAGGATGAATATCAACTATTGTGTGAGTTAAGAAAGTTGATTCAGGAACTCGATCCTGATATTTTAATAGGATACAACATTTTTGGTTTCGATATACCCTATACAGATCATAGAATCAAAAGATTCATGGAGGACTGGACAGAACTCGGGAGAATTAGAAATGTAAAAACAACAGTCAAAAAAATATCTTGGGAAAGTTCAGCATTTGGTCACAATGATTTCTATCAATTTCAAGGAATGGATGGAAGAATTTGTCTCGATCTCCTTCCAATCGTAAAGAGAGACTATAAACTTTTACGATATGATCTAGACTTTGTATCCAATAACTTTCTCGGAAAGGGAAAGTTTCCAATCAAGGCAAAACAAATCTTTGGTTACACAAAAGAATACAATGAAGCAAGAAAGACAAAAGTAGAAGACAACGAAAGATATCAAAAGGCATTACTAGACTACAATAAAATTCTCGACTATTGCGTCCAAGATTCAGATCTAGTATTGGATCTCTTAGAGAAACTATCCATGTGGATCGGTCTTACAGAACTTTCAAATATCGTCGGTGTGTCCATCGTAGATATATTTACTCGTGGTCAACAAATCCGGTGTCTTTCTCAAATCTACGATCTCGCAACACGTGAGAATATCGTATTGGATAATCGTGTCATAAATGATAGTATATCTTTCTCAGGTGGGTTTGTCCAAGAACCTATTCCGGGCTTGTATGACAATGTCATCTGTCTTGATTTCGCATCCCTATATCCATCCATCATCATGGCATTCAATATATGTTATACTACTTTATTAGAACATGATGTAGATATGGATGATGAAAAGGTAAATCATTTCTACATCGATATGGATACTTCAGAAGTAGACGATGGAAATGAGGACGAATCTGCCTTGGATGAGACGGATCAAAAACAAGACAAGAATGAATCAAAAAAGATACAAGCACATCATCGATTCGTAAAGAAGGATGTTTATGAAGGTGTCCTCCCTCGTTTGGTATCAAAGTTGGTCAATGAGAGAAGAGCCGTTCGTAAAGTTCTCGAGGGAAATAAAGATCCAATTATGAAGATTATTTTGGATAAAAGACAATTGGCTCTCAAGGTTTCAGCAAACTCTGTATTTGGGTTTCTAGGTGTCGCCAATGGAAAGCTCCCTTTAATGGAAGGAGCAATGTCTATCACTTCAAAAGGAAGAGAACTGATTGGTTATGTCAACAAATATCTCGAGGAAAAATATAACGGAAAGATTGTATATAATGACTCTGTTGCTGAATATACTCCTGTTTTGGTAAAGATCAATGGGAAAGCAAAATGGATTGAAATTCAAGATTTATTTGAATTAGATATTCAAAAGAAATTTTTAGATCGAGGTGATATCAAAGAGAGATATTTGGTGGATGGAATAGAGATTTGGTCAGACAAGGGATGGACAAAGATAAAAGAAATCATCCGACATCAAGTATCAAAAAGAATGTTTAGAATCAAAACAGGATCTGGATGTGTGGATGTCACAGAGGATCATTCTTTAATTGACAAAGATGGAAATAAAATTTCTCCTAAAGATTGTCAAGTTGGAACAGAACTTTTACATCATCATTTACCAATAATCGATTTTGATGTAAACATTAATAGCAAAGAATGTATCCTTGCTATGGAACACCATCAAGATTTAATTTATAATTTAGAAAATAATGATATACAAAGTAAAATTATCAGTATACAAGAAATTCAATATAATGGAAAATATGTTTATGACATTGAAACAGAAAATCATCATTTTGCTGCTGGAGTTGGAAGATTAGTTGTTTCTAATACTGACAGTAGTATGGTGGATTTAGGAATTAAAGATACAAAACTTTGTAATGAATGGGGTCATCGATTAGCAGAAGAGATATCAAAGTTGTTTCCTCCTCCATTAATGCTCGATTATGAAAAATCAATGAGAATGCTGGCATTTAAAAAGAAAAAATACGCAGCGTTTTTAGTTGATAAACATGGGAATCTTAAGATGGAGAAGAAAAGTATGTTAGTCCGAGGAATCATTTTGGCAAGAAGAGATACATTACCTTGGCTTCAAAATAAATATAGTGATATTTTATATAATGTATTAACAAGACAGCCGATGATATCTTCTTTGAAAATGATATATACTGCTGTAGAAGATATGATGTTATTAAAATTAGATTTGAAAGGGATTGTTATAGTGAGACAATTGAGCGCGTTTTACAAAAACGAAAATTATTTTCTTAATGTTTTCTCTAAAAAATTAAAATCATTAGGACATTTGGTCAATGCTGGAGATAGAATAGAATATTTAATTATCAAATCAGATGAAAAATTATTAGGAAACCGTTTGGTCACTTTGGAAATGTTTCAAGAAGGAGGTTATGAATTGGATGTGTTATATTATTTAGATCATTCTTTGAAAAATCCAATCGATCAATTATTTTCTATAGGACACAAAGAAGAATTATCAGAATATAAAGATTTTGGGTTTAGAACAAGAAGAAAACTTATTTCTGTTTCTACTCCGATTGCGATGATGGTAGAGGCATTCAAAAATGGTGCAAAGTTGGATGATGTAAAAGAGTTTCTATCAATAGAAAATTAAATATAAATAAAATAATTATATATAAAAAGTTATATATAATATGTATCGAGTATATAACAATAAACTACCCCTTTTTGAATCGAATATAGATAGAAAAAACAATTCCAATGAATGTGCTGGAGAGATACAAACCAGTCGAACAATCCAAAGTCCAGTTGAATGTCTCCAGAATATTTTGAAACTTCCAAGGATCAATACAAGTTGTAAATCATATGATATCGATATCGAAGACGATGACTTTATTATAAAATATTTTGAAAACAAAGATAAGATTAAATTAAAATATAGACAAAAATCATTCATTAAACAATAATCTATATTTTATTTGATTTATACTTATTTTTGGATAAATCTTATGCTTAGAAATACAAATCTTACAATATGATCGATCCAAAATAGATGGGTTGCCACTAAAATTTTAAATTATTTCTTAAATAATACTTATTTCAAAATGAATAATAGATTTGGACCTTGGACCAAGGAGCGAGGATGGATCTTGGATCGTGAAACTTATAATTATCAAATATAATAATAAAATCTATTTATCAGAAATTATAAATATTGGAAATTCTTATCTGAAATAGATTTGGACCTTGGACCTTGGACCGAGGTTCGTTCTTGGATCGTGAAACTTATAATTATCAGAAATAATTCTAAAATCCTATTATTTATTAGAAATTATAATTATATAAATTATAAATATTGGAAATTCTTATCTGAAATGGATTTGGAGCTTGGACCAAGGACCGAGGTTCGTTCTTGGATCATGAAACTTATAATTATCAAATATAAATCTAAAATCTTATTTATCAGAAATTAATAATTATAGAAATTATAAATATTATAGAAATCTTATCTGAAATGGATTTGGAGCTTGGACCAAGGACCGAGGTTCGTTCTTGGATCATGAAACTTATAATTATCAGATATAATAATAAAATCTTATTTATCAGAAATTAATAATTATAGAAATTATAAATATTATAGAATTTATTATCTGAAATCTATTTGGACCTCGGACCAAGGAACAAGGATAGTTCGTGGATCATGAAACTTATAATTATCAGATATAATAATAAAATCTTATTTATCAGAAATTAATAATTATAGAAATTATAAATATTATAGAATTTATTATCTGAAATCTATTTGGACCTCGGACCAAGGAACAAGGATAGTTCGTGGATCATGAAACTTATAATTATCAAATATAAATCTAAAATCCTATTTATTAGAAATATATAATTATATAAATTATAAATATTATAGAATTTATTATCTGAAATCTATTTGGACCTTGGACCAAGGAGCAAGGATGTATCTTGGATCATGAAACTTATAATTATCAAATATAAATCTAATAATCAGAAATATATAATTATAAAAATCTTATCTGAAATAGATTTGGACCTTGGACCAATCAGCAACGATGGTTCTTGGTTCATCAAACTTATAATTATCAGATATAATAATAAAATCTTATTTATTAGAAATTATAAATATTATAGAAATCTTATTTGAAATGGATTTGGACCGAGGTCCAAGGAGCAAGGATGTATCTTGGATCATGAAACTTATAATTATTAGAAATATAATTATAATCTTATTTGTTAGAAATCTTATCTGAAATGGATTTGGAGCTTGGACCAAGGAACAAGGATAGTTCGTGGATCATGAAACTTATAATTATCAAATATAAATCTAAAATCCTATTTATTAGAAATATATAATTATATAAATTATAAATATTATAGAAATCTTATCTGAAATGGATTTGGACCTCGTACCAAGGAGAGAGGATGGATCTTGGATCGTGAAACTTATAATTATCAGATATAATAATAAAATCCTATTTATTAGAAATTATTAATTATAGAAATTCTTATCTGAAATAGATTTGGACCTTGGACCAAGGAGCAAGGATGGTTCTTGGATCATGAAACTTATAATTATCAGAAATAATTCTAAATCCTATTTATTAGAAATTATAATTATTAGAAATCTTATTTGAAATAGATTTGGAGATTTGACCAAGGAGCGAGGATGGTTCTTGGATCATCAAACTTATAATTATCAAATATAAATCTAATAATCAGAAATATATAATTATAAAAATCTTATCTGAAATAGATCTGGACCTTGGACCAAGGAACAAGGATGGTTCTTGGATCGAACAACATCAGGAGGATAAAGTTATAACTATATTATCTAAAAAGTGATATTCAAAATAAAATGGATCCTTCAGAGTTTTCTATACAACAAAAAGCGGAAAAGAAATTTGGGACATTTCCTTATGAGCTTAGACCTACGAAAGATTATCTATTTTCTCTTTATCGATTTTATTGTGAAGAGGAGAAACTTACAGAATCTTTCAGTGGACTTAAGGTGAATGAGATTAAGAATCTTGGTGATATGATTGGATTCCAAAACTATCACACGTCGATTCAATCTAAAAAGTTTATTAAGGATTGGGTGAAGAAGAGTTTTGAATGGAGTGATTCTAATTTTGATAAAGAATGGGATTTATGGAAGGATTCTGGGAAGGAGAATGTGAGAGCGGAAGACGAAATTGAGAAGATTTATGTTGAGAATTATAATCGATTGTCTCATTTGTATTCTAGGGATGAAATAGAAGAAAAGATTAAAAATATTTTTGATTTATATGATGAACTGAAGCAAGTTCCTGAAGAGTGTATTGAAGAACCTCCTCATCCTGTGAGATTTCTACAACATCGAATGGAGTGTCAAGTTCAGATTAAAAAGTTGAGAAAGTCATTGAAGAAGACGAATCATCCTCTGGCGACTTTATTTGAAGATTCGTTGTATGGTAAGTATTTATTTAAATTAGAAGAGACATTTCCAGTAGAATATAAAACAAACTATCTTAATCTTTGTATTATTTATGCTTTTAGAAAAACAAAAAAATAATCCCAATAAAATGACAAGCAATCCTAATTTAAGAAATCTTCAGAACGATATTGGGAAGCTTCAGAGCGAAGGAACGAGTCAGATTTCTAATAATGTGAGATTTGCTCTTTTTGTCCTTGTGAGTATGTTATTCATATTTCCTACAGGATTGTTATTGATACTTCTTGGACACATTGGTGTTCTTAGTATTAGTACTATCATTGTTGTATTTATTTTATTTGTAGTTTTTTATATTATGATTATTCATTCTATCTTTCAGATTATGCGTTATTATTTGAATCCCTTATCTCCTATTCTTAATTCTACATAAGATTCCTAACATCATATAATCTATGATTATATGATTATCCACTCACGAGCAACATTATTGGGATATCATCCTTTGAGTTACATATATGAATGTAACCTTTTTGTTTTAGATCCTCGAATCTTTCTATGGATTCACATTCACAAATTACGAATATTTTATTTTTGTATAATGATTTGTCAAATGTAATATTTTCATCATGTATGATAATTATATTTTTATTGTGTAAATATGATTGATATTTAATTAGATAACTCTTCAATACATATGCTTCTTTACATTCAACCCATCTATTGAATTGTTCTGGTGTATAAATGTCCATTTTAATTATAGATATTTTATATAGGTAATATCGAAGCATATTTCTCTGTTCCAGGATAGATGAGAATAAAGATTGTATTCTTTGTGTCTTCTTCGTCTGACATATCTTCTATTACTTCGAATGTTTCACTTTGAGATATAGTAAATATTTTATAATTTCTAAATCGAGATATGGGCAAAGATGATATTTTAGGATGATTGATACGGATGTCTCTCCATCTTATACAATTTTCCAATGCGCTCGTTTTGCTATTTACGAATGGGACATTCTGAATTATACATAAGAATTTTTCACCAAATGGATTTGCGATACTGGGCTTTGACATTTCTATGACATATAGATATGGATGTTCTAGATCAGATAACTTTCCTTTCAACGAATAGAGAACAGGATAAGTGCTTATGGGTACTTCTATTGCCTGTTTGAGCCATCTCTTGAAATCTATATCTGAAAGGAAGAGTAGTGTTTTTGGTATTTTAGGATAGTCATATGATGTTTCATAATATCCATCCAAGTAATTTGGTATTATGATTGGTAATTTAAGATTTACATAATGTTCCAAACTTTCTCTAACTCTTTCATAAAATAATTTTCCAGAAATGAGTATCTTATCACCATCTGTGAAACTTGGGGCATATTTAGATATCTCTTGAAGGATTACTTGAATATTGGATCTATCTGTGGGTAACTTTCTTGGTAGACGACTAAAATCATAGATCAATGCGCTATCTTTTTCTTCACGTGAAACTTCTTTTACGATTTTATTAAGGAATATTGTTGCAGCATCTAGTCTCTCTTCATATGAAAAGTCTTCCTTTTCTATCATGATTAAAAAGATCCATCTTATCAATTGAACGATCATATTTACATCTCTTTGGAGTTTTAACAATCTTTGTATTTCACTTAATTTTGTTTCTAATATAAATCTGTTCTCTGGGACACTAGGAAGCAATTTACGATAGTCCCTTTTAATCTTATCTTTGGATTCGGGTTTTACCGGAATCTGTATTCCAAACTCTAGTGTCAAAAGACGAAACCAAACCGCAACAACATTGTCTCCTTCGTATGAATATCCTGAAGGTTCATTTTTAAATACTTTGAGTACTTTTGAGAGTTTGGGTTTCTCTATTTCATTAATGAGAGGAAGATTTTGAGGTGGAAGAGGCGGGACACCCATTGTCATGTTTCCCATTGGTGTTCTCAATTGGATTCCACAGAGTTTCCCTTTCTCATCAATCATTTGTCCTATCGCATGAATAGGTGAATTCTTTTGATTGAAGGATCCTATAAAGTCTGATTCTAAGAGTTGATAGAGTAATTTGGAATTATATTTTTCAAAAATACTTCTCTCTGGAATGAATAATCTTCCATAAACTTCAGCTGAAATAAAGTAAGCCTTGAGTAGATATTTGGCAATTTCTGATGAGAACAATGTGGCGTCTTTATCTTCCAAGCGAGCAATAATCAATTCACATTGAGGATATTCTAAGTGATCCGTCTCCGCGCCCCAATGTTTATATATTAATAGTGTAGGTGCGTCCTTTTTGAAAGAGTGAATGGGAATGGAGGAGAATCGAGATACTTCTAGGGAATAAATGGGTTCTATGTTAGGTTTAGGTAGAGATCCTGTGAAAACAAAAATATTAATATTAAATAACTCTTCTATGACACGATAGTAAAGAGAGGGATCTAAGAACTCTTCCAATTTTGAGAAATTGAGTACTCTATCCTTTTCCGAGACGTCGAATAATTCAGAACTTGTAAGAAGAAAGTTTCCAGTCTGAGAAATTTGTTTTCTTAGATTCTGTATATATTTCTCTTTCTCTTCTAAAGTTTTTAATTTGATATAATTCTTATCTTCCATAGCCAGACAAACACAAGCTAAGAATGAGCTAGGACTAACCAATGTACCTGTCCTATAGAATGTAACAGGCTTGACAAATGATCCTTGAAGCATCTCTTCGATCGACGTAGGAAGATTGGCATTTCCACCCTCACCCATAATCTTATTTGTCTTGATTGGATCTTTTGATCTTTTCGAAGATCCTCTTTCTCTTTGTCTTACTCCGCTCTGTGGACTCTGATAACAACATGGATAGACATCAAATTCTCTTCGTTCGTCAAGATTCTGTTTAAACTCTACATATGGATAGATATCAGTAGGACATACAAAGTTATAATCCCCTAGTTGTTTAACAGGTCTCTCTATACTTTCTGTTGCTGTCTGTATTTTTCTATTCTTCCATGAATCAATTTCTGTTTCAGATACTACGATAGGTTGGTTCTTATATTGACAGTCTCTTGAATAGCTCTTTGTGAATATTTCAGGTGCTATTTTTGAAAGATTAATTTTACCAATCTTCTCTCTATCAATCATTTTTGAAGGTTTCAGTATCAAAGAAAGTTCCTCCTCCTGAATCTTTTCATCCTTCAGTTCAGGGATAAGCGAATCATATTCCTTTTCATATACGTCTCTTACTTCATTATAAATGGAGAGAAGTCTTGCGTAAACATTCATAAATTGAAAGAGGACAAATCGATTCACCGCTTTCGATATTGAAACAGTAATGTAGGGTGTCTTCAAGTCTAAGAAAAGAGACTTTACGATTGAATCTTTGGTTCCAATAATATTATTGTCTCCTTCTTGAAATTCTGTAATTGTATATCTTCCTTTTGATACAGAAGCATCATTGATTCCAGATTGATATTGTGTCATATAGAATCCCAATGATGCGAGTCTGCTAATTTCTTCCGTTCTTTCTTTTCTTTCTCCAAATTCCTTTGTTTCATATTCTATGATGGTATCTGCTTCAAACCCAATATTTGTATCATAATAGAGTTTGAGTTTCTTCTTCTCCGAAATGGGTTTTTCATTTTCGTCTGCGAAAAGTACAGCACTAAATATTCTTGTTGAAGTCACAAACGGTTCACTAATGAGAATATCTAAAAATGAATCTTCTCTAATATAAGTGTTGTAGATATTAAAATGAGCACCATAGTTCTTTTCTCTTCGATTGATCAAATTGATTCCTGGGAAAATATTCAGGATGGATGTGATGATTTCATTCTCTGGTCGATTCATGAGAACAAAATACTTGAAACTTAAAATATTTTTATTTAGATCGATGGAAACTGGGATATAGGAGCTCTTAGTATATTCTTGGACATTGGTTCCTGGATCGGCTAAGAGAATCATATAGATCATATTCTTATCTTCAAATTTTGAAAAATGATGTTGGAAAAATTTAAACGGGGGACGTGTTTCAAATGTATCTCCAGAAAAGACTTTATATTTTGAGAACTGTTGATCGTTATATTGAACAAATGGAACATCATAACTTGTCTTCATGTTTGCGAATAGATCGGGTGCTACATTTAAAATGGTATCGTTATCGTCCTCCAATTGGATATCAAATTCGATGGTCATCTTTGTAATGGTCATATCTGAAGTCTGTACTGGATCTATAGATTGAATATTTTGGAAATAGATTTCAAGTTTTTCTCTATCTGCTATATCTCTCTCAATCAATTTGGGGAACTCGTCCTTTGCCCAATTTAATTTATCATTGTTGAATCTTTCAGGATCTTCGAAACCTATAGATATCTTGGATGCTTTTCTAAAAAAATCATTATCATTATCTACAACAGTAGAAATATAATAGAGTGCTTCTGTTTGTGTAATTCGTGGCTCCTTTTCACGGATCCTTTGTACCAGGTCGATTACATCATAGATTTTAGATTCTCGTTTGATAAAATCGTCGATTGTCTCTAGTCCAACAGAGATGTCGGATCGATTATGTTCTCGGTTGGAGTCGTAAATAGGAAATACAAACTTTGAGGGAGTTTGATTTTCGATCGCAAAGTCTAAGATTCTCTTTTTTTGAGTAGTAAAGAGAGAAATATCTGTATCTATCACATCTTTGGATTTGATCAATTTAGATCCAAGAGTCGAAGGCTTTGTGATTTTCTTTTGAGGAGGTATATCGAACGTAATTTCTTTTGCTTCTTGGGTAGATTTTTTACGAGATGAACTACTCATTCTATTATTTTCATTATGGAATTATTTTTTTCCAGAGTTAAAAATGGATGAGGAAAAAATATGTTCTATCAATGTTAAAACTTTACGAGATCAACTAGATCGATTATCTACAATAAGAGATGTTCCTATCAAAAGTTTGAAAGATACAAACCTTGAAGATTTTACAGCCGTCACTAATAATATAGTAAACATGTATCAGTCAGACGGATACAATCTACTCTTCAAGGAAATACAAGAGAGGTTTCCAGTAAACGCAAAAGTAATTCCAGGAACAGTAGGTGGTTATTTTTTGGGATGTTTCTCTTCTTCCAACTTCAAATACGGAGATACATGCTCACTAGGTTGCGTCACAGGAGCCCCATTGTTTCATGATCAAGCTGATATGATTCCATGTCAAAGAAACGTATATATCGCTCCATATGAAATAGGATACACATTTACAAAACTAACATCTGGTTCAGAAGATCCAGATACCGCATTGTTGTTCATCCAACCTCCTTTCCAAGGGTTCACATCAGATGAGATTTACAATCTAAGATCACAAGGAATAGAAAAAGTTATCCTATCATACTATGACGATAAGAAGGGGGAATATTTCGTATCTGATCCTTTCTCTTTCTCTCAAATACAAAAGAGAAATTCTTCTGTAAGAACTATAAAAATAGACACGAGAACTACAAGAATAGAAACAATATTTCAAACGATAGGTATTGTTTTACTTTTACTCATCGCCGGTTATGCCCTATGGACAATGAGAAATAATTAAATATAAACTAATATATATTTATCATCAAATTATAATTATTAGAAATTCTTATCCGAAATAGATTTGGACCTTGGACCAAGGAGCGAGGATGGTTCTTGGATCATCAAACTTATAATTATCAGAAATAATTCTAAAATCCTATTTATTAGAAATTATAATTATTAGAAATTATAATTATTAATAATCTTATCTGAAATAGATTTGGAGCTTGGACCAAGGAGCGAGGATGGATCTTGGATCGTGAAACTTATAATTATCAGATATAATAATAAAATCTAATAATCAGAAATATATAATTATTAAAAATCTTATTTGAAATAGATTTGGACCTTGGACCAAGGAGCAAGGATGGTTCTTGGATCATCAAACTTATAATTATCAGAAATAATTCTAAAATCCTATTTATTAGAAATTATAATTATTAGAAATTATAATTATTAGAAATCTTATCCGAAATAGATTTGGACCTTGGACCAAGGAGCGAGGATAGTTCTTGTATCGTGAAACTTATAATTATCAGATATAATAATAAAATCTTATTTATCAGAAATTATAAATATTATAGAAATCTTATTTGAAATAGATTTGGACCTTGGACCAAGGAGCAAGGATAGTTCTTGAATCGTAAAACTTATAATTATCAGAAATAATTCTAAAATCCTATTTATTAGAAATTATAATTATTAGAAATTATAATTATTAAAAATCTTATCTGAAATAGATTTGGAGCTTGGACCAAGGAGCAAGGATGGTTCTTGGATCGTGAAACTTATAATTATCAGATATAATAAAATCTTATTTATTAGAAATTATAATTATTAAAAATCTTATTTGAAATAGATTTGGACCTTGGACCAAGGAGCAAGGATGGTTCTTGGATCATCAAACTTATAATTATCAGAAATATAATTATAATCTTATTGAAATAGAATAAATGATAAATCATAAT